GGAAGTAGAAACAATACAGATAGACAAGGATTAGTTTTAATTACATCTCAAGATTCTCAAGCACCTTTTATAGATGTTATTGATGGTGTAACTAGTTGGGAAATATGGGATGGAGTAACAGGTAATATTGAAATAGAAAATGGTAATTTTGACGACTTACCTGCTACAGGAAGTTTAGTTACTAGTGGTATCTCTAATTGGACATTAAGTACAGGCACTAATGTTGGAGCATATTGTTTTGCATCTGGAGGTATAGGTGGTAGTCAATATATAGGCTTAAGAGATGGGCAAGGAACTGCTCAAGGTTTCTTATCACAAGATATAAATTATAGCCAATTTTACGATGGTGTTACATATGTATTAGAGTTTTATGCTAAGAAAAATACATCTAATGCTGCACTTTCGATATATTTAGGTAGTGCTAGTAATTTTTGGAATGAAAGTACTTCTGCATGGCAATCTGGAGGAGGTGGTTATACACCTATAGCAGATTTAGGAGCATTTGATTCTTCTTGGAGAAAATATAAATTAGAATTTACCGCTAATGCTGCACTATCAACAGACACAGATGCAGAAATTAAATTTATGAGTCATGGCGGAGATACAGAAGAAGTAGGTTTAGATTCAATTAGAATGTATGCTAAGGACAAAGTTAAAGTAAGATTAGGTAATTTAGGGGGTATAGGAAAAAATGGATATGGTCTTTGGGGAGACAATGTCTATATGGATGGTAGAATAGAAATTGCAGAAGGTTATATAGGTAATAGTGAAAATGGTTGGTTATTAGATGCTACAAGTATAACTGCATTAGGAAGCAATGCTAATATAAGTATACCCGATACTAGTGGTAACACAGGTTATAATAGTGGCGGTGTTTATATGAGTGGTCATGCAACAGAAGTATTTAGTTTAGGAAATACAGGTTCGGGCAATGGTCTTACTTGGGATGGTACTAATTTAAATGTTAGTGGAAATATTACTATTGGGAACATAGGCAATATAAATTTAAGTGATTTTAATAACGATTTAAACATAAGTGGTGGAGATTATAGTAGATTTCATGCATTTTTAAACTCTACAGATGGTTCAAATTCTGTTAATGGTTCAATATTCTTTTGTGGATTCGACACAGATGGAAATGTATCTACATCATCTAATGCAAGATTTATGCTACAAAATGGAACTTTTGTATCTTTATCTCCTGCATATATAAGTACATGGGTTTACCAAAATGTAAATGCTGATATGGATGCTAATGATGGGTCTAGTATTGGTAATAGTAGTTTTAGGCTACACAACGATGATGGAATGGGATATATTTTATTAGATTCTGTAGGAGAATTTGGAAGAACAGGCGGAAGTGCTAGACCTACAGGCTCATTAATTAGTGTAAATAATAGTTTGAGTCAAAGATTAGTTTATGTTGTATACAATGCATCTAAGAATAAATGGTTCTACGATGACAATACTGCAACGGATGTTACTGAATTTGTACCATTATCTACAGATGTTATAGTTGCCGAAGTTACTACAGGAGCATACGGATTAAGTTCTGCTATAGTAGCGGGAGAGCCATACTTTATTGCAAAACCTTGTGGAGCAATTGAAAACTTTTATCAAGGTGTAAATTCGGGCGAACAAATGGTAAGTTGGAGTTATCAAAATAGTTCGGGTTGGAATATGCTACATACTAACAATGCTTATAGTAGCAATGGTAGTGAATTTTGGCATACAATAAAAGAATGGAATTTTCCAAATGTACCTGATGGAGGAAACACTAATTATAAAGTTAGAATAACATATAATGATTTTCCTGAGTTTGAAACTAACGGATTAAAATTAGTTGTTAATAAAGGTCAATCTCAAGAACAAAGTCCTGGAACGGGTAGTGGATATATAGACCAATACACACTAGGAACTTTAAATCAAAACACACTTACTACAAACAATCAAACTATAACTGAAGTTTTTGATATAAATAGCACATTTTTAGAAACAAATCAACCTTTAGTTATTCAACTTTTATCTAATGATGAAAGTGGAAATGGGACAAGTGGAGATTCAGGAAAAGTTTATTTAATAGAAATATATGATGGTCAAACGGGTGCAGGATTAAATGATTTATTTCCCGTTGGAGACCCTAATGCTACGGGCTTATTCTTAGGTTCTGATAAAATGGGATATTTTAATAATTCTACAAATGCTTGGGGTGTAAAAATAGAAAGTAATGGTAATTTCTTTTTTGGTAATACTAGTGGCTCAAGTTCTAATTATGTTAATTGGGATGGAACTACATTGTCTTTAAGAGGATTATTAGAAGCGGGAGCAGTTCAATCTACTACATATAGTGCATCTCAAGGAACTAAAATAGATTTAGATGGAGCATCTATGCAAATGGGTGGAAATGGCACTTCTGAAAACGCAGGTCATTATTGGTTTGAGTTTGACACGGAAGCATCTATATCTACTATGAAATGGAAAAGAGGAAATGGAACGGGTAATGGTCAATATGACATTCTAGAAATGGGTGCTAGTATAACAAATTATGCATCTACAGGTGGTGGTGTAGATATTGAGACAGTTGTAGATAATTCTTCGTTTAGTAGTGGAGAATGGACTTTCCAAGACAATGTAGAAGCAGCAATACCTGTTGATGGAATAGAAGTGCATCAAGATGATACTTCTTTAACTCGAAGTGCTATTATTAAAATGGGAAAAGATTGGAATTTAAATTATCCTATATTTAGTGGTGCATATATAGGTTCTAAGAGTTCGTCTGTTGAAGGTTTAGCATTAAAAATGGGTTATTCGCCTGCATTTACTTTAAATAATATTTACAATGAACTTTTAGCACTTGGACCAGTACTTAAACGACCAACTAATAGAGGTACAAGTGGGTTTACTGCAAAATGGGAAACACCATATACTTCAAATTTAACTGATGGTTATCATCAACCTTTTCATAGTTATTTAAATATAGGTGCAGACCATAACTATTCAAGAGTTACTAATTCTGAAGTTTTAGCATATAATGAACCTGTGCTTGATGCTTTCGCTCCTTATGTAAACAACACAACAAATGAGTTTCAAATATTATATAATGATGATGCTAATACGGGATGGACTAAATTAGACACAGCAGGGCAAACATTTGATTTACCTCAAGTAATGTCGGATGAGGCTACAAATGCAGCACATACAAATATAGGGTATGCACATTATGGTGATGGAGGAGATAATAGGTGTGGTAAAAACATAGGGTTTTATGCAGAAATTGGCTCAATGGGAACATCTACTAGCAGTAATGCTAATAGAGCAGACCACGACACATCTAATCATAAAACTTATAAAAGTCTATCTTTCTCTGAAGGTGCTAATGCGGGTAATAGAGATGGTAATTGGAATACTTATGATGGTTCAACTTGGGGTAGTAATAATTACGGAGAAATGCATGTAGATGAAGGGGAAAACATGCTTACACATTGTGGTGTATCTATTGCTCTTTTAGGGTTTGGTTTTGGTAATCATCCTAATTTTGGTCACGAATATGGAGTTAAAGTTAAAAAAATAAATTCTGTAGACAATTCTAATACTCCCAATATAACTACTAATGCTGGTGGTCATGGTTCTGTTGAAGGGACAAGTATTGGAGATAATACAACAGGAGCAACAGGAGATAGCAATCAAAAGCAAAACCAAAGAAGTATCGGAATATATTCGGAGGTAAATGCAGTACAAGGACAAGCATTACTAACAAGAGGTAATGTATCTATGTTACCCGATGCGGATGGTAGAGGTAATTTATATTTACAAATAGCGACATATGGAAGTTCTCATTCTAGAAGATTGTCTATAGATGCTGATAGTACAAATACTGATAGAGGTCATGTAACAGATGTTTCATCTAGTAGGCTATTAAAATATGATGAAAAAGAAATAAATTTAGATGATTCTAGTATAGACGATTTCTTAACAAAATTAAAGCCTACTTTGTTTAAATGGAAAAGAAATAAATTGCAAAGTGATGAATGGTATAAAGGTAAATTTTTAGATGCATGGGGAAGAGGTGTTGGAGACTACACAGAAGGATGGAGAGATGATATATATGATATAGGGTTTATTGCTCAAGATGCAGAATCGGTAAATCCTAGATTAGCACATTATGGCGGATATAGTAAATATGATGAAAACGGAAATGAAGTTCCATCTTATTATGTTGAAAAAACAATAGAAAAAGGAACTTTTGATAAAGATGGAAATCCTGAAAAAGAAGAAATTAAGTATCCCGTTTTTATTGATGATAGAAAAGATGAAAATGGTAATTATAAGGCTCAAGTTAAAGATATAAATGAAAGAGGCATAATGGCTTATCAACAAGCGGTTATCAAAAGATTGTGGGAAAAAGTTAAAGAATTAGAAAGTAAAATAAACTGATTGAATATTTACAGTGAAATTATTATATTTAAATGCTGGAATGTATAAAGTAAAAGGAGATAATTATGTCGTTTAATATGGCTGCCTATCAAAATGTTGCAAATACCGAAAGGGATGTAAGAGAGGCTAAACAAACTGCAATGGCTAAAGCAGGGGAAAAACAAGCCGAAACACAAGAATTTAAAGTAGATAAAGTTCAAGAATTTAAAGACCAAGCAGAAAAAGCATCTAAAAGATTTGGATTAGGAAGGTTAGGTGGAATGATAGTAGGTTTAGGTCTTACCGCATTGACAGGTGGTGCTGCTGCTCCGTTAATTATGGCTGCTTCGGCAGGTGTTGGCGGTGCAATTGGTAAAGGTCAAGCAAAAAAAGCATTAAAATCTGATTACTTTAAAAGAAGCCAAGACAATATTAAAACGACAATGACAAAAGGTATCATAGGAGATACTATTATGGGTGCTCTTATGGGAGGTGTAGCAGGTGGCGGAATGGGAGCAAGTAAAACTTTTGGTCAAAATTTAGTAGCAGGTGGTAAAGCATTAGTTAAGCCTGGGAATATGGGTGGAGTTATGGGTACTAAAAGTTTATTTGACCAAGTTATTGGTAACGACTCAACTGTAGAAGAAGATGCCTTACAAGGCACAACTATGAATTATTAAGATAGGAGAGATGAATGGCAATTACTGAAGAAGGATATGGTATAAGTGGTTCTTATAGTGAAGAAGAACAGGAACTCTTTACCCCTATAGACCAAGCATTAAAAACTGCCACTCAAAGAGCAACCTATCAACCTTACTTTGAAATGTTCCAAGCAGGTGCTGAAGCACAATACTCACAAAGTTTAAATAAATTAGGATTAGTTGCAGGTGGTAGGTCTAGTGGTTTTGCAGGAAGTAGTAATATGAATGCAACTTCTAATGCTATGCAACAACAATTTGGTGAGCAAATGGTGAAAGTTGAAGATGATATAAGTAGTAAAATATCTCAAGCACAAGGTACTATTAATGATATTGTTCAAAACAATAGGCAGACCGCATTAACTATTAAACAAATGAAACAAGATAGTGGTGGCGGAGGCGGAGGTTCTTGTGTTTTATCTACTGCTGCTTATAGACAAGGATTAATAAACTCTGAACAAATGATGGAGTTTGTAAATTGGAGATTAAAAAAGCAACATAAGGAATTTTTAGGCAATGTTAAGTGGCTAGGTTATCAAATTACATGGAAACCTATTGCTAATTTAATGCTTAAAAACAAAAAGTTTGCAAATATTATAAAAAGGTTAATTTTAAATAGATGGATGAATATTATAAGAGGCAAAAAAAGGCATAGATTAACTAAGTTTTTTGTAGAGTATACAAGTGTAATAGGATTTGCATTTAACTATCGAAAATGCATGAAATTAGCCTCTAAATTTAAAAAGAACCCTAGGTTTATATTAGAAGAGTATAAAAATATTATAATAGAAAATGATGGAAATGATAAGGCATATGTTAATTTTAAGAAGGGGTTAAGGAATGGCTAATGAATTTAAATTAGACGATGTAACTGCTGATAGTGATTTAAGTTTAATGGAAAGAAAATTTGAAAGAGGCTCTGATATATATACGGGTTTACTTGATACTGCATTAGGTGCTGCTCAAAGGTGGGGAGAAATACAGGAGCAAAAAAACCAAGCAATTAAAGTAGAAGAAGAGTATAGGTCTCAACAAATTCAAAGCATTCAATATGATGCAACTGACCCTGCAAGTTTAGCAAAAGCCGAGGCTAGAATATTAAGAATGGGACAGGAAAAGATTGATGGCGAAAAAATGCCTTTATATAAGTCTCAATGGGAAAGTGCTTATAATCAAATTCAAAGAGAAAAGAATCAAAATAAACGAACAAACAATCTTATAAACGAAGTTTACAATCCTGTGATTATGAGTGATGATGGAGATGGCGAAAGCATTATGTCTGAAAATTACAAAGCAGAGTCTTTTGTTGAAGGTGGTTTTTATGATTCTCAAGGACTAAAAGGTCAAGACCTTATAGACAAGTTAGATGAAGGAATTAAATTTTATAGAGATAAAAGTAGAAGTCTAGAGACTATGAAAAGATTAGATAGTGGTACACAAGAGCATATAAATGAAGAAATAGATAAATTAGGATTTTTAAAATCTTTTGTAGCGGGTGGTAAAACTATTACAGACCAAGAGTTTGCTTATGCAATGCAAGGTCAAACTTTAACTAGTTCATATGATAGAGAGGCTGAAAATCTTGATAATAAATATATGGAAATAGAAAACATTAAAGACAAAATATTTAGACTAACAGGCGGAGATGACGAAGGTTATCTTGCTATTGCTGATGAAAATCAAATAGCAGATTATAGAGAGTTAGAAGCAGATTTATTGTTAGCGGAACAAGATTTAGGAAAACATCAAAGAACATCTAATATGCTTTATGATGAATTAAATCAATCTTATGTTTCTAATAGAGTAGGAAGAGGAGATGGTAGTGATGAGTTAGGTTGGTCAAGTAGAAATAATGCAGGTGGAGACGATGAATCAACTGGTCCTACACAAATAGGAACTGTAGGTATTGAAAAAGCAAAAGACTTAACAAGCAACACTAAAGTATCTTTTATAAATTCCGATGGCGAACAAGATGAGATGAGAATATATGATTTAAATAAAAGTGTATCTAAATTAGTTCATATAGCAAATAAAACACCAAAAAGTTTACACGAAACAACAGGTAATGAAGATTTAATAGAAACATATCATATGTTGAAAAACATACCTGAGGATAGTGTTTTATGGAATCATAAAGTTCAAGGAAAATCACTTAAAAAACATTTTAACAACATTAAAAAGGTTATGGATGAAAAACCTGCTAACTTACCTGCCGATGATGGTAAACCCGCAGGAGGTCAAATGACACCTATAAGTGTTAAAGATAAAGATATTTCTAAATTATCTCAAGACCAAAGAAAAGAATATTATTCTAGCATTGAATCAAACTACTCACAGGCTTATGAAAGTACAAGTGGTGCATGGGATATACCATATGAGTTTAAAGTTAAATCAACTAAAAATGGAGATTTTGTAGACTTTACATTTGGTGTTGGTAACTTTATTGACAAAGCAAATAGAGATAATAGAAATATTAAAGTTAAATACGATAACGGAAAACCTTATGTGACTATTGAAAGTCAATGGGGTAATAATGATGAACATACTATATGGTTAGATGACCAAACTTGGAAAGATATGGGATTCTCATCGCAAGGAGAGTATATTAAAAATGCAATCCAATATAAAGGCGATAGTAAGTATCTTAAAGATTTAGGGCATAAACATATGGGCGATTAATAACAAATTACAGTTTCCCAACTATAAAGGAGAAAAATGAGCAATTTTGAAAGAATTACAATATCTGACGAAGAGTTAGATGATTTTCTAAAACATGTCCAAGAAAAAGACCCTGAAGCACCTGATTATGAAACTAACCCTTATGGTCTTCAACATTATGCACAAAAGAAATATGGAGGAAGTTATTCCTTTAAGAAAAGAAAATCTTTTAGCCATATTCCTCTTAGTAGTAACCCTAAAAATGTAGCCGAAGCAGACGATTATAAAGAACCCGCTCCTAGTTGGTTTTGGGATGCTTGGGGACAAGGTGCTAACAACTCTGTAACAGGTTTATCTAAAAAAATAGTATTAGGAGATGATTTATATAATACAAATTTATCATCTTACGACCCTGGAATTGCTCAAGGAACTTTAGAATTTGTTTCGGGTATTCTACACGACTTACCTTTCTTTTATATGACTGGCGGATTAGGTGTAACAACTGCAATTGCAAGTGGAGCAGCAAAGAAAGAGGCTGCAAAACAATTATCTAGATATATGTTCAAAGATGCAGTTAAGAAGAATGCATTCAATAATCTTTCTCAAAAAGCAATTGCTAAAGAAATAGGTAAACATAGGTCAAAAGGTGCATTAAGAAGAAGTTTGCTAAAAAAGACAGATGATGCGGTAGATAGAGCAACTATAAATAAATTACATGGTCAAAGTTTAAAAGATGCCAAAAGAGGCATAAAAAATGTAATGGCTACTAATGAATTTAAAGAACATGGAATTAAGCAATCTTTAAGTATTGGTGGAATGAAACATACTGTTGAGATAGGTGCACCTGGAATGCGAAGAATATTTGCATCGGGTGGATTACCTATGGCAACTCAATTAGCAGCACATGGCGGTACAAATACAGCATTATCTGAGGTTGTTAACAACATAGCACAAGAAATCAATCCCGAAACAGGTCAACCATTTGGACAAAGACTTGCACAAGGGATATGGGATAGATGGTCTGTTACAGGAAAAGGCTTTAGTGATGCTTTTACAAGTGATGATATAGAAAAAATAATAATGGCTACGGGAGAAGGTTTTATTGGCGGTTTTATGGCAGGTGGCTTTTCTATGTTATCTAGAGCAAGTAGAGTTGGTGCTTTAGATAAAGTAAGTAGTTATGAAAGATTTATGAAAGGCAATGTCCAAAAGAAATTAGTTAAAGAAATAACTAAAGAAAGATGGGATGTTCCTATAGAGGCGGGTATATTTACTGTATCTCATAAGGCGGGTTCTGCAGTTAGAAAAGCAACGGATTTTGGGTATGACCCTGAGGCTGCTAAACATGAAGATGGTTGGGGAATGTCTTTTGTTAAAAATCTTATTCAATTTAAGGCTATGAGAAAGGTTAATGAGGCTAAAGAACAAGCAAAAGCATATGGTAGAGAAGCCTATACAGAATGGGTAGGAAAGGCATCTGAGAGAAAACTAAATAACGATAAAAAGACTAATAAAGATTTTGATAAGATAAAAGCCGAAGGAGAAGGTAAGTCGGATAAAATCATCAATGAAGAAATTCAAAAGATGAAAAACGAAAAGTCAAAGGCTACTGAAAAGAAAGAAACAGAAGGCACTAAACTATTTGAAGATATTGTAAAATTAAGTGAAAAGCCTAGTTGGGGTGCTAAAGAAGCAGCAGAGTTTGAGGCAAAGTATAAAAGATGGAAAGATGAGATTATAGATGTAATATTAGAAAATGATGGTGTCTTGTCTCCTGCAATGAAAGCATTAAATAAACAACTTGAATCCATAGATAAGAACTCTCCTATTGTAAGAGAAAAACTAAAACAAGAAAGAGAAAAGCAAGAGAAAAAAGAGTTAGAAGATTTAGAAAAACAAGCCGAACAAAACGATAAGGCTGATACACAAAAAAGAGAGACTAAAAAAGACAATAAAGAAAAAAAGAAAAAAGTAAAAGATTTAGATGTTGATGAGTTTGGGGAAATTGTAAAAACTAAAAGTAAAGAGGGAACAGAAGAAGCACAAAAAGGTTCTTATAATAATTTAGTTAAAGAGGCTAATACTAGGTTAAAAGAAAAAGGTAATGAAAAACTTAGTGAAGTTATCAATAAAGAAGTAACTAATAAATCTAAAGAACTAGATAGAGAAAACAAGCAAATGCTAACCATGTTAGGTACTATTGGTAATGCTGCTAACAAAACTAGTGTTTCTATTGCTCAAAAATTTGCAGTTTGGCTTGGAATAAATGCTCCTGGAACTACATTAAAAAACTTTAATCAAAAACATGCTCAAGATTTCCTAGATGCTAATAACTATTCTTACGAATCTTCTAAACATCTTTCTAGGATAATGAAGTTTAGAAATGAAAAAGGTATTTCCGATGTAATAATATCAACTAGCGAAATGAAATTAAAGGCTGGTAAAAATTGGAAAGGTAAAGAGAAAGAAACTTTAGAGCCTAAAGAGTTGGCTGATTTTGATACTAGTGTAATAAATACAACTAGACTTGGGGGTACAGAAACTAAAGGTCAAGATAGAGGAACTCCTATTGACGGAACTACAAAAATATCTAGTTCTAAACATATGAATAACCATCAGTTAGTTTTACTTATGCACTTAATAGGTCATCATGGTTCACGACAAGTAGCATTAATAGGTAATGATAAAACTAGAGTTGGGATTAGACTAAAAGATATAAAGTTAATAAGTGAAGGTGGAAAACAATATTATGTAATTAAGTCATACGAAAAAGGATATGATAAGGCTAGAACTCAAAAAGACAAAAAGAAGTTTATAAAAGAAATAGCAATAGAAAATATAGCCGAGGCAAATGGTGTTAACTACTTTAAAGTATTAGAAAAATTAATTGCATCTAGAATGAGTGAATTAGGTGGTCAAGGTTTAAATACACCTGAGGCAAGAAGTTCCCATTTATTTACAACTAAAACTAATACAAACTCTAAGCAAGGTGCATCTGTTGAGGCTAAACTAACTAAAAAAGATATTTCCGATATTATAAAGACTTTTGTAGGTAGAGAGAAGTTAACACCTCATAGATTTAGGCATTCTATATTACAGGCTGCTATGACTATAGATGGAATAGTAGGTAGTAAAAATAAATATTTTGAGAATTTTGCAAAAGAATACATTCTTAATCATGTTGACCCTAAATCATCTACAGGTGCTTATAAAGAAGGAATGAAAATTAATCCTTTAAAAGCCAATGAGATAAGAAGAGAATTTGAAACCTTTCTTAGAGAAAACAAACAACTTAATACTGATAAAAAAGTTATGGATGCGGTTGATAAGTATCTTCAAAGTAAGGGAGAACAGACCAAACCTAAACCTAAAAATACTAAAGAAACTGCCGACAAGTCTTTACTTGTTAATGAAAAAGGCGAAACTTTCACATATAAAGATTTAATCAATAGAGTTGGAGAGTGGGAGACTAAGAACCCAACATTAAAAGGTAAAATAAAAATTATAGAACAATCTGAAGGTAACTTTAGAGCAAGATTTATTAATGGTGTAGTAGAGTTAGTTGCAGGTAAGGCTGGACCGAAAGAGTTTTTCCATGAAAATATACATAACATAGAAAAGTATGTAAGAGCATTAGGTGACAAAAAACTCACCGCCCTTTTCAATAGAGGTATTAAACTTGCTAAAGAATATGGAATGAAACACGATAAGGCTACATATGAGAAGACTGTAAAGGCTTATAAAGAAGATATACAAAAAGAAAGACAAAAAGCGGGTAAGAAGCCACTTAGTAAAAAACAATTAGAAATAGAAGCAAATAGAGAGTACTTCACAGAATTAGGTGCAAAATGGGCAGCAAGGTATGATAAGGCTAAAGGTTTTGAAAAACTTAAAATGTGGGGAGAATCGTTTGTTGCTAGTGTTAAAAACTTTTTTGGCAAAGCGGGTATGCCTGACATTGTATCTATTATAGGTAAAAAAGCAGTTGTTGGTTATAATCCTGGAATTAAAGGTATGGAAGTTGTCAAGAGTATGAAAAACTTCTATAAAGGATTTGCTCAAAAATCACTAGATATGGTAGACATATTTGATTTAACAAAAGATACTAGGGCACAGATTGATAAAAACATAGAAAGAATAGGACTTGATAAAGGAACTTTCAATGCAGTATTAGCAAAAGCGGGACTACCTAAAGAATTGACTATAGATAGAATGTCGGAGATTGAAGGTATAAGACTTAATAACCTTTTAAACTCTGTGAAATCTATTAGCAAGGCGGGTAACATCAAGAGAAAGAAATCTTGGAATAATTTAAATGGAGAAGCACACTTAATAGAGTCTGTAAAAGGTATAACTAGTGGTCAAAAAAATGCAATTGGAGAAGCAATAGGTTTAGTTCCTACTAAAGGTAAAAATGTATCTTTAGCGACAGCAAGTGAACAGCAATTAAAATCTTATATTCATTTTTTATCTAAACTTAACAATGCATCTACAACTGCTAAAACATTTTCTAATCAAGCATTATCTGAAATGGGAAGTACATTTGGAAAAACTTGGTGGCAAAAGGCAAAACTTTTAGCACAAATAGGATTATTGCCTGGAGATGTAGTTTTAAGAAAGATACTACCTAAAAAATATGCGGATAGAATTGCAGACAAGTTTCTAGACCATTTCCAAACGGAGGCTGCATATTTCGGATATGGACAATATCAGGTAATGAAGGCTATGAAAGAGATTATAAAATACTCTAAAGATAATTCTATGGTAAAATTAGGAGCAGGAAGACATGCTAAAAGATTATCTGATTTACTTGCATATGCATTAGACCCATCTCTTGCAGAAGGAATAAAATTTAAACCTTGGGAGCAAAAGTTTTTAGACCAAACAGATGTTAAGAATAGTTCTGCATACAATGCAAAAAGAGAGGTTCAAAAGTTGTATGATTATATGTATGAGAGTCTATTTAAGGAAGCAAAGCAAGTATTAAATCAAAGAGAGTTCGAGATATTTAGAAAAGAGTATTCTAAAAAATTCGTTAATGAATATTATACTAGAGCATTTACGGATGAGGCTATTGAGCATTTTAGTATTGGAGAGGGAAAAGAAACCTTTATTAAGCAATTAAAATCCGATATGGTTAATCAAGGTCTTAATCAAACTTTTGGTGTTAAAATAAAGGAATTACAAGCGAAATTAAAGCAAACTAAAAGTGAAAATGTTAAAAAGAAATTGCAAGAAAGAATTAAAGAGTTAAAGGTTCAAAAAGCAGAGAAGTTTAACGAACTTATGGACAATACATCTACAAGAGGAGAGAAGATACAGAATGAAGCATCGGCATTGGCTTTACAACTTATCACTAAACCTAACTATAGTGTAAGAAATAAGTTTCTACTTAAAAGAATGCCTAAGTTTGAAAACACATTTGTTGATGCAAACGGAAAGACAAGAAAAACATATAAGACTGACTTTGAAAATGTGCTAGGTAGATACATAAGAACTATGTCTGGATATTTAGCAACTATAAAACATTTCAATGAGTTTTCAGACATTAAAGGAGAGTTTTCTACGGGAAGAACATCTAGAGATATTTTAGATGCTTTAAATGTCGATTCTTATGCAGGTAACTATGCAGTAGCAATGCTTAAATCTAGATTGGGAATGAATAGAACTGAAGCGGTAGATGGTCTTACTAATGAAATGTTGTCGGGTGCTGCAAAGTATTCTGCTATAATTGGGCTATCATCTCCAATGTCAGGGCTTAAAAACTTTGTTATAGGTTCTGCTATGACTACGGGTACTTTTGGAGGAACACAATTCCTAGCGGGTATACAACAATCTATGAAACCTGAATTTAGAGATTATGTTACTAAATTAGGTGGAAGAGAAGTAGGTGCTAAGGAGTTAGAACTTACAGGTTATGGTAAATGGTGGATGGATAATGTTAGTAGAATGACGGGTACTGAGGCTGCGAATAGATTTATTGGTGTTGCTGCGGGTAGGATGACCGCTGAAAACATGGGAGACATTCTTAGCGGAAAGAACAAGTCTTTATTTAAAATGAGTCAAACTGAAGTTGTAGCACAGATGAAAGACATATTTAAGTTAAAGAATGAAGATATAACATTCATTAGAAATTATGGATTAAGAGCAGGTGGTCATGGAATTAAAGGCAAGGCAGGTCTTAAACTAGACAAAAGAATCAATGAGATTATGGACAAAGTGTCTCACTACTCTCATATAAAAACTCAAGGTGCTACTTCTGAGCCATTTTTACCATTATGGATGCAAAGCGGTAAAGGTAGAGCATTGACATTGTTTTATAGAATGGCTTATTCTGGAACACATAATATACATACTAATATGATAAAACCTGCTTTGAGAGGAAATCTTTTACCTCTTGTAAGATATAGTGTTGCGGGTCAAGTATTTGGTGGAGCATTATGGAATTTATATGCTATGTTATTTGGTCAAGAGAATCCAAAGAAATATAGTGATAGTTTATTAGACAAGGCATTTTCTAACTTTTCAAAAGCAGAAACACTTGGACTTTTTGGATACTTAATAAACCCATACTCAAATACTAGTGGAAGTAAAGGATTGGGAAGTTATTTGATGGGTAGTGGAGACCAAATCTTTCAACCTGCTATATTTAGAAATCTAAAAGTAGGTAGTGAAGCAATAGTGGAAATACTTAACCAAGCGACAGGTCACAGAAATGTTAAAAAACCTTTGAGCAAAACTATAGAACAATCAATAAATGATATGGCGGTAATTTTTAATCATAGACACAGATTTATGAGAAAGAACTTTTCTAACAATCTAAAACCTACTTATGACAACATTAGGAGTGCTAAAAAGCAATGGATGGAAGAAAGTGGATGGAGAGAAAAAGAAGGTTATGCTGAAAACTTTAGTTATACTCACGAAAAACAAAGATACTACTCTTATGTAAAAGATGCATTCTATAGTGGTAATACAGAGTCTGCAGCACAATATGTAGAGGCATTATATTATTATCTATATGACCAACAAAGATTCTTAAATGGTCAATCCTATAGAAGTCATAAGTATGCACACAAAACAGCAACAAGTCAAATAAATTCATTACTAAGGAATCTAAACCCTGTTAACCTTGAAGACTCTGGATTAGGAACTTACAATAAACTTGATACCAAAAGACATCAATTTTATTCTTGGTTAGCAAAGAAAGACCCATCTCTACACGAAAAAACTATAAAACTAGAAAAGCAGTATCATTATATGATGAGACAAATTAAAAATTCTAGAAAGAAATTTAGAACTAAGTATAAAGAGAACTACTATGAAGATGGTCAAGTATTTTCAGATGGATTAATGTTTCCACCAAGAGGTACATTTATGGGATTTGGATATGCCTCTAAAGAGTATAAACGACAATCTAATTACTTTAGGTCTGACCTATATAAAATTAAGAAGCAGAAGGGTCAATAATCTTAGATGTATATACCTTAGTATAGGTAGTTTGTTTAACTTTCCAATTGTTAGCAACATCTACATCTTTAACTAAATAGTGTGATGCCTCGTGATGTCTTTCTAGTTTTACAAACCAATACACATTAACATCTTTTTCTGGATTGTTAAATGCATCATAATTAATATAGAAATCTTTTGCACCTTCTTTCGCACACTTGACATCTATCTTATTATAAGAGTGCACATCTGTTAATATAATATCGGGTTCAACTACAGGTCTAAAATCTACTAATGGTGCACACCTAAACTTAACAGGTCTCAAAGATAAGTAATCTCTTGCTATAAGTTCTCCTAGTATGCCCATCTTAGATAGTTCGTGTTCTCTTTCGCCTCTATATTTTTCTGTTCCTTTAGAGTATACATCTTTAGACATATCACTTCTTAGTTTTGCGAGTTCATCTGCTAAAACATCAAACATAGGTGGGTATGGAAATATTCCTTTAAATATCATATTTTCCCCTCTGTATCCTTGCAATACTTTGCTATCAAAATAGCATCACTAGTATTAAAGGTTACTCTAAAATCACACATATCTTGAGCCAACTCTTTTAACCATCTTTTCCTAGTCTTTTTATCTGACTTAGGAGTATCAAAGTGCTTTTGCCATTTTCTAGGTCTAACCAAAACTATATTACACTCTTCTATTTCTGCAATAGTTTGCCATGCTCCATAATTAGTTCCAAAAGCAAAGGCAGATTTATTACTATCACTTGGGAATGCCCACACTTGCTCAATAAAAACATATGTATCACAAGGGGCAGAATCTCCTAACATCTCTTTAAATGCTAAGTACATCTTTTGAAATGTGTCGGGACACTTAACTGCTTTTACAGATTTACCATAAAATGTTGATATACCACCCGACTTTCCTGGGTCTATACCAATGTATTTTCTCATTTTCATATTAGTTCTCCATTAAATAATTCCATTATCTGCTTAAACAAAGGATGTTGGTCTTCTTTGTGTACATAAAACTTACAACCCTTGCTTTTAACATGCTCTGGAATTTCTTTCTTTTTTTGTTTTTTGTATATAAAGTATGTACAATACTCTTCCTCACGATACCAACATGTATCGCAACTAGAGTGCCTTGTTAAACTCGTCTTCTGTGTCATAGTACTTTACTTTATCTCCATTATACCAAAGTCTAGCACTTCCTGTCATTCCATATCTACACTTTCTTGATACAATATTTACTTTGTTAACATCTCCCTTTTTAGGGTTTATCTTCCACTCGTAATGAACAAATAGTACATTTTCCGCAACTTGCTCTATTGCTCCACTTTCAGCCAAATCACTTAATTGTGGTATAGTACTTTTACCTGTTCTCATCTCTAATCCTCTATTCAATTGAGAGGCTAATAAGACTACGCAGTTTTCACTTTTAGCCAACCACTTATAGTCGTTGCATAATTTTTCTAACTGCAATCTTCTTTGTTCAATACCTTTAGGTGGCTCTATAAGTTGAAGATAATCATCTATAACCACATCTGGCTTAAACTTTTTAACTTGTAGTGCCGATTTACTTAAATCTTTTATGTTGTCAAACATAGCAAACTTATCTTCACTATATAGCATTCTAACTGTATTCTTTGCTTTTTCAAGTTCTTCTATATCGCTTTGACCAAATGTGCCATTTCTAACCATTCCATAAGATAGTTTCTCACTTTCAAGACAGATAATCTTTTTTATCATCTCACTATTAGGCATCTCTCTATTAAACATCATAACCTTTAAACCTTGATGGATAAATCTAGAAAGTAAATTAACCATAAAAGTAGTTTTACCATGTCCTGGTCTGCCACCTATTATAGATACTTCTCCTTTAGTAAATCCTCCGCTTAGTTTATCTAGGTCTGTAATTCCACTACGAACCATTTGCTTTTTATCTGTAACCATTTCATCTATAGCCTTGTCTAAAACTCCATCTATATCAAAACCTTGATGGGGTCTCAACTCTATTAGGTCTCCGATTATATTATGTGTATCTCCTAAGATATTATATACATCGGGGTCTGCCTCATAGGCTAATTCATTTATCTTATTAGTGCTATCTATAGTCTTTCTAAGTAAAAACTTTTCATATAGTTTTTTAGCATAGTATTCTGCATTGTGTGTACTAGGTGCTTCACTACTTAAACCCGAAATCCAATACATATCTATAAATTGCTTTTCATTAGAAGACAATGAAGTTCCCAAAGTTACTAAGTCTACCTCTTCATCATTCTTTATCATTTTCGACATTTTGTTGAACAGAATCCAACACTTTTTATTGTACCACACCTCTTCGTTACCTACATAAGCCTCTATTTCGTGCATACATTCATTACTGAGTAAGACACATCCTAATATAGCCTCTTCTAGTTTGGTATCGTGCGGTTGTACCTTTATTCCATTTTCTATCATAACAACCTCTTTATTTATTATTTAAAATAATGTTCTCTGAGCAGTTCTTTCCAATATTATCTTGGCATACTCAGGGTTTAGTTCAATTCCTATCCATTTCCTAGATAGTCTTTTTGCTACTACTGCAGTTGTACCACTACCCATAAATGGGTCTAGTATTACATCTCCTTCTCGACTACCTGCTTTTATACATAGTTCGGGAATTTCCATAGGGAACACTGCAAAATGTGCTCCCTTATATGTACTAGTATTTAATGTCCAAACATCTCTTCTTACCTTTTTATCGTTTGGATTATTAATATCACTTGATGGTTCTGCTATTGCTTTATCATCAAAATAATATTTGGGAGACTTGGAGAATAGGAAGATATGTTCGTGCGATTTTGCACATCTATCCCTTACTGCTTCAGGCATTGGGTTTGGCTTATGCCATATAACATCATTCCGTAAATACCAGCCATCTTGCTGCATACCGAATGCTACTCTCCAAGGAATACCTACAAGGTCTTTTGTTTTCAGGTACGGATGAGGTGGAGGGGCAGCCCTAGACATTCTATAATTGGTGCCAGTCTCTGAGTTAGTAATACTATTACTAGAGTCCCAATGACCCCCTTTTGCACCAAAATATGTGTCTCCCAAATTAAGCCAGAAAGTTCCATCTTTTTTAAGAACTCTCTTTAAATCTTTGAATGTCTTTACTAATTCCTCAACGAACTTCTCGGGCGATTCTTCTTGACCTATCTGCCCACTATTATCATAATCTCTTAAACCCCAATAAGGAGGACTAGTTACTATTGCTTGTACTGATTCGCTCTCTATTTCGGCTATCTTCTTTCTTACATCGCCTATTAATAGCATATCTTTCCTCCCTCTCTACTACTTTTTTGTAGTATCTTTCCGCCTCGTCTTTATCTGCAAACTTTTTAGTCTTATGACCATTGTTTACAAAATATACAAAGCCTAATTCTGATGTTAGTCTTGCCACTTCTACCTCTCTTCTTCCAACTGAAAGTCTCCTATGTTTCCTCATGTATCTTCATAACCACAATGCCTACAGGGTTGGCATACAGGTGGTATTGGTTTCTGACATTGGAAACACTTTTTAAACTTTTTAAGTTGATATTGTTTTAGAGCCTCTATTGGACTCACTTTTTTTGTTTTCTTTTTCATCTATCATTCCCCATAAGAGACAAAGATATACAATTACATCTGTAATCCTTCCTCTTACATCTTCCCTTTGAGAGGTATGACCATTACAATAAGCAGTAATACCATCTATATGCTTAAGTAAATAAGTCATCAGAACCTTTTCTTGTGTTGTATCTAAATAGTTTGCTACTCTTTGAAAGTTAGCGAATGCATTATCTAGTTCCCTTGCATACTCTACTTGTCCTGCCTCTCTAGTAAATTGAATGACTTTAAAGATGTCATTTATCTTGTTTTCCATCTCCTGTCGTGTCATTGCTTAATCCTTTATTTAAATCATTACAGAACTTTACAAAATCTTCTTTATCCCCTTTCCACTCTATGTATTTCCATAAAGTAAAAAGCATATTTTCTACAGTTTGTTTTGTAGCATTGTACATAGACACTACATCCTTCTGTAATTCTTTGTTTGTTACTTTTTTCATTATAACTCCTTAAAAATTGTTATAGACCCATTTATACACCCACCAACACTTTCCGTTGTTAGATGCTAAATTAGCAGCCTTTTGTCTTCTCTTGTCTGTTGGCATATTTCTATATTCTTTTGCATATATAAACTCTTTATTGCTTTCTGTATTTCTATGATTATCGAAATTAGCCAAAGTAATTTTCTTGTAACTCATAATATCCTTTCCTCATAAAGAACACAGAGGGACTGCCGAAACAATCCCTCTTCTTTACTAGAGGCTAGTAGTATGGGAACTAGCAAAAACTATTTATGTCTATAAAATGTTGCCTTACCGATGCCTACAATCTTGCAAGATTTTCTAATACTATAAAACTTAGATAAAACCTTTACAAAAAAGACCTTTCTTCTAGTTGTTCTTTTCTGAGATAACCTTTTACTAGAATGGAATATCTTCATCATCTTTTCCTATCAAGTCTACTGCGATAGGCTTTCCTTCTGTCCATTCAGCAAACCATTTAACTTCTAGAGGATTTCTAGTCTTTCCATCCTTGCCTGTCCAAGGCTTACCTTTCTTGATTGTAGCCAAAATAGGCTTTCCTAATATAGCATCTTCAGTTAAATTAGGCAACTCTTTTACTTTCTTCTTTTCGCCATCTATTTCGACTTCTTTAATAGGGCATTCAACACCAATAGCAGCACAAAAATTTAGATAATTTTTATTACCACCTGGGTTAGCATCGAAAGTATCAGTTGTTTGTGGATGTAGAAACTGAAATACACCTTGAGAACGAATAGTTCTTCCAACAAAATCAGAACCATTGGTTTCAACAGTTTTTCCATCAGCGGTCGGGCAAACATATTTTCTATTTGCACAATCATCGGCTAAGGTTACAGTACAATTATATATCTTTGCTTTGTATTTACCTTTAACCATTCTTTCCGCAGTTTCTACTTTAGTAATATGAGCAGGGTATTCTCCCTCTCCCATATATGCTTTAGGTGTGTCCATTGACTCATCATAATAAGTCACAGAACTTGAATTGCTATCATCTAGCAGAGTATTTATATCACTCATCACTTTCTCCTTTATCGTTTTTTATTTGCTCTAATCTAGAAACCCAATCATCATAGTTAGAAGGATTGACACTTTGATTTTTGATAGATGTAACTACCTTTCTCTGTACCGAATCTTCCATACCTTGAGATAAGTTTTCTAGGGTTGTTATTTGTTCTGAGGATAGGTTTTGCTTTCTATACACATCATCGGCTACATTACATAGTCTATTGACACATACTTTAAAGCAATCCGTTACCGCACTTTTTAGGTCATTACCTAAATCTGTGTAGTTCCCATCCTTTCGAGATACTGCAATTCTATGTGCAGCAACACTCTCGAAGTATCGCACGATTCCATTGTCTTGGATAGTCAGTCTTCCATGTACTGCTATCGCTTTATCTCCAATGAACTCATACTTTTGCACTTCCCAACTCCAAACTGGAAAGTGTTGATTAAGTACCTTTCTCATATATCCTTCATCTACATAATCGAACCCACCTTTATCTCTTACATAATACCTTGGTGTCTTCAATGCAGATACAGATTCGTGAGATTGCTTAACCGCCTCTAATTCAGTAGAATTAACTACTACGACATTTTGGTCTGCCGTTTTACTCTTTTTTGCCACTTTTCTTCTCCTCTTCTAACATGCCACTTAGAACCTCCAAAGCACCTTCAATCTTAAGAAGACCTTGTTGCATTTGCTGTCTAGAGTTTAAAAGAGTTTGTATTCTTTCTTCTAGACTTTTAGATTCTACTGCCATTGTTTCATTGTCTGTTTTCTTTTTTCTTGCCATTTGTTTTTCTCCTTTATCTTAAACAAGTATCTTTAAAGTTACAGTAATTACATTCCCAACTTTGAGCAGGGGATATTCCGTCAACTATAGGAGGTTGCCCACCCTTTAGTCTCGTATTAAGTTGTTTCCAATAAACTTCTGCTTTTGTCATATAGTTCATACCAATAGGTTTTAATCTTACCATACTAGTATCTTTGTTGTAGTAGTAGAGAAACATACCATCACATCTACCAAACTCTCTTTCTACTCCAATAGCATAAGTACCTAACTGCATTGCTTGATGGTCATTACCATCTTCAGGTTTTGGATTTCTTCCAAACTTTAGTTTGTATGGGTAACTGCCAATTGATTTTATATCAAATAGCAGAACCTCTCCACTAGTCATCTCGAAAACTACATCATAGAAACCTCTTACATTTAAGTCTTCCAAAACTATCTCTTTTTCCATATGAATTTTCTCGATACTATTATAATGCTTTAATAATGCTTTATTATAAGTCTTAATATTAGTATTATTAAAAGAATTATCTAAAGTTTCTTTTTCTTTGTTACTTTCTTTTTCTTTTAGGTCAATTAAATACTGCAATGAACCTTGTATTTCTTCGTGTATAACTGTACCTAGCCTCATAACTCTTTGAGATTTGTCATCCGCTCTGTTTGACACCTCTTCATCATTTGTCATATACCAATGTTTTCTAGCACACATACCTGCACTAGAGGCATGAAAGTATTTTTTCTTAGCCTCATCGCTATACCTTTCCTCTACATTTTGCTCGTTCTTGATATTTAAATAATTAGAATAAATATCAGTTATATCTGGAAGTTCTCTCATTATAACTTAACCTTACCTTTAACCCAACTTTCAAGTAAAGATGTTATAACAGAACCTACAGACTTAATATCATCTGTAAGAACCTTAGCACGAACCTTTTTCCATAGTGATACGGGTATGTCCTGTGTTAAGTAACTTGTAGTATCTTTTTTATACATTCGATTATTCTCCTTTTGAATCATTGTCATAATATCAATAATAAGCATATTATATCATTATAACAAACATTATTTTGATTATTTTAAAATTAATTTCACTCTCCTCTAAAGTCTCGTAATAATTTTTTGTGAGACCTCGCTCAACCTTTCCTCTAAATATTAATAATATCAAGAAAAAAAGAAATGAGGCAGAGGAGGAGTTCTGCCCCATTACTTATTTGACCTTAGCAGATTTGAAATCCGCCCGATTCGTGACAGAACATAGCAAACTCTCTAACATTTTCTTCACTAAATGGATAATCATAAGGATTCTCATTAGATTCAGACATATTTCTATATTCCTTCTCATAGTCCTTAACTTCTCCACTTCTTAAAGCATAATCTAGATATTCTGCTATCTTCTTTGCTCTATCTTCATCTATCTCCAATCCATCGTTCATATGACCATCATTCCATTCTTTTTCTGAAATAAGGTCTGTTGCATTGTAGATATAGTCCCATAGTGGTCGCCACCACCATACATTATTCCTAAAGTAAACTCCTGGATTAGAAGCCTCAAAGTCTCCGTGTTGTTTCCAATAGGCATCTTGTGTTCTTTGTGAAGCAGATTCTAACTTGTTCCACTTATAAGACCAATTATCTTTAGCCTCTTCACTTTCGCCTATTGTAACATCATACTTATACAGAGTCTTAAACTCTTCTTTACTTTTGTTCATTTTAGGATTCATACCATAGACATCAAAACCCATAGTAATCTCCTTTTTTATTTGTTATTGTCTTCTTTTGGTTCTTCATAGATGGTATTACCATCCATATCTTGTACTGATGCTTTAGATTCTAGGTAGTTATTAATAAGTTCTCCAATATCGTTAAACTTGCTAATATCAGCACCTAATCTAAAAGCCTCATCCCTAGCCTCTCCATACTTAGTAGATAAAACTATTCGTTCTTTCTCTAAGTCTTCGATTCTAGATTTAAGGTTTGTAATATCATCTGTCAAGTCCCTAATTACTAGGTCTTTACCATTGGCTTGATTTTCCCAATAAATATTACCACCATACAGATTTTCTATGGCTTGGCTTATTTCTCTCCAATCTTGCATAGATACACCTTCTGCATCCCATACTATATCTAGTATCAATTGCAGAGTTTTATTATCTATCCAATCCATATGTGGTCTTTTAGTGGTAGACTTAGTAATAGATTGTACTACTCTATTTTCCTTGCTTTCCATTATCAAACTCCAATTTACAGGCACGATTATTATTATACACAGACTGTATTATGACATAGGTGCCAGTTTCTATATCATTAGCCTTCAAGAAATGACTAGGCAGTTGTATCCTACCTTTATCATCTATTTTTGTTTTACTTATGTTCATTGTCATTATTTACTCCTTAGGTATTTAACTGAGCATATTATTAAAAATACATATAGAACAGACAATACTATGTGTTCTATTATATATATTAAATCAAATAGTTCTGTTGTCATCTTTAATCTCCCTAACTAGTTTCCATTCTCCTGTGTAGAACACCTTGTCCAACACCTTATTGTTTACTTGGAGAGCAGTAAGTTCTCCATCTTCATATAAGTCTTCTGCGGGAACTTCTTCCCAATCAAATTCAGGTACTTCTTTGCAGTCGTATTTAATTTTCTTAAACAACATTATTTATACTCCTTTACTAGTGATTTTAAATCAGAAATTATATTCTCTAAATCTTTCATTGCAACATAGATGCGACCTTCTGTTAAATCAAACATAACATTATCTAGGTCTTTTGTAAGGTCTTCCATATCAAGTTCCATTACTTATCCTCCATTATTTGTATTTCATCATCTGCCAAGTCTATGTTATAGTCTTGTTTCCATTGTTCTTTACATTTTCTAATAAAATCTACTTTACTATCTGCCTCGAAAGTGGTTGCCCACTCTACTTTAATTACTGCATCGTAATCCATAGTACCTCCAATATTAATAACTTTTTTATAGTTGCCTCTGCCACCACATTCAAAACATTCTCCATCAAATGCAGTTTCTTCTTCATCAATTCCTGAGCCTAGACAATTCTCACAATCTACTAATTCATATTCCATAGTCTATACACTCCTGTAATTATAAAATACCATATGATTATACTAGATACCATTAGTGCTATCCATACAATCTTTTTTAATGTTCTGTCTTTCATAGTAAGACCTCCTTCTAACACGAAAAGGCAGTATTTCTACTGCCCATCGTGTCCGACGAGATAACAACTTGATTGTACTGCTTAACCTATTAGTTGCTTCTTCTCTTTCTACCTAGTCAATCTAGATAGAATTTTATCCTTGATACAGATTAAAGAGTCTTTCGGCTTCTTTTTCTCCGAACCGCTCTTCTGCTACATTGCAGATAATACCAATCATATTATGACCAAATTGGCTACCTAATAATGATTCGCATTCCTGCTCCATTTCTTCTAGAGTTGCAGTCTTAAGATTGAACTTCGCCATTGTCTACCTCCTTTTCTGCCTCTCTAAGTAACTCATCTATTGTATCCATACCATACCTAGCATATTCCATTGCTGAATCTGCCGAACTCTCGGATTCATCTGCGCAATTTCTAGCACTATTTGCTTCATCACTAGCATAAGATGCAGAACTTCTAGATTCTTCTAGATGCTCTCTTATTGTATTTAGTGAATCTTTAGATACAAGTATATGAGTTTCTGTGTTGAATGAATTATATCCTAGTTCTTTTTCTTTCTCTAGTGCTTGAATGTCTTCATTCAGTTTCTTGTTATCGTTCTTAATCTGAACAATCTCATCTCTAAATACTTTCATAGATAGGACAAGGTCGTCAAATTTAGTTTCTAGATTAGTTTCCATACTATCTGTCTCCTTATGTTAAAATGGAGGTTGCATCATCTTACTTGCAGTTCTACTATTTTCTTCATACTCTCGTATAAGTCTCTGTAGTAATGCTAGTTTGATACGAACTCCATTGATTATTATTATGTGTTCTGAGAAACATACCTTTGCAACTACGGGTTCTTGTGCTATATCAATATCTGCCGTAGTGTCTCCGTTATGCTTCCATACTATATGTTCTCTATCTGACATATTTACCTCACTTTTTGTTTATTGTTTCTATAAGTACTAGGATAAATATAACAATCAGTATAATTGTTACTATTGAACCTGAGTTCATACAAACAAGAACTCCATCACACTCCATTAGATACCTGCTTTTTGAATATAGCCTTCATCATAGTAGACTCGTTGCAGTTAACCTTAGTGTGTGTTTCTTTTCTAAGAAAAACATCATTCTCTATCTTGATGTCCTGTGCATCTACTTCTTTCCATTCATCTACATATTCAATTTCGCAAGTATCAGGCAAGTCCCACCTAAACTCTAAACTTAAAGTTATAGGTTTACCTTGCACTTTTAACCCTGTGTCATACTTATTAGTGTGAAACTTGACACCATATTCACTGATGTCTTTATCTAGAGTAGTTACTTGAAAGACTTTTTTGCATTTAGCAAATTCATCTTCTGTAAGGTCTCTAAATGTAATACCTACAGTATAAGTCCATACACAATCATCAACTCTACCTTTACCTATTTCTTTATCTAGTTTATACAACTTGTTAGACAAGAAAGGAACTACAAGATTTAGTTTTTGTCTGTCTCTAGACTCATAATCTAGATTTCTGTGGGTTTTAGCCATAGCATTCTCCTTTTATTTATGATTTCAAAAAACATATACCACTTGGTATATTGAGGGCAGATAGGAATCGAACCTACCACATAGTCTCATCCAGATGAGTTTCTCCTATGTTACCATATACCCTAAGCAAGAGTTTGATTTTATGTCCTCTGCACCATCTCTTACTTTTCTGTAATAGTTGCTATAGTCTCGGTAATACTACTATAACCAGAGCCACTAGTCTTAGTTACTCTTATTACATCTTTACCTGTTTCTTCATCGTGATAGGCATAACACCTAACACCTATGTTCCAACCATTACATTCTGTAGTTAAGCCACTAGTCTTGTGTCCTAGCCTACTAGCCACACTACGATTTCCTTGAACTGTACCTCTAAATTGAGCCATCTAGTTCCAGGGGTCTAACTTGGAGTTAGGTATTTTATTCCACATCTTCTTATTGGACACCATAAGATTTGCAGGTGGATAACCTAGACCTATCATCATATCTGATTCCTTGTCCCAAGTTTTGAACTTTCTTAGTATCTGTTTATAGTGGTATGTACCATCTCCCACTTCACTATGTGATGCAGTTTCTAATTCATCATACACTTCATCTGCTTGTGCTTTACAAAGTGTAATCTTATAGACTACTGCGTGTCTTTGAGGATTTGCTGCTGCTCTAATCTGCATAAGTTGGATTTCTCCATTATTCTCCTTAGTGCAGGGCATAAAACTTTCTATGCCATGACAGTCTGCTATACCTACAAAGTCCGTTGCTTTTTCTTTAGCCATAACGACTCCTTTTTATCTGTTTCTTAGATATAGTGAGAACTTTTTTGCTCTTTTATATACAGGTGGTAGTTCTCTTGTACCATCTATATAATCTTGTCTGTTTTTGTAATAATCTCTAGGAACTATACTGCCGAAAGTATCGTAAGCATAGCCTTCCTTTGGTCGTCTGTATCTTCTTTGTAACCTAAATAGAGATTGGGACTTTCTCATCCTCTGATTAGTATAATCTACTAACCATCTAGTAAGAAAGTTATTAGGCACATTATTCAGCAAGTGATGATACCTAGTACTACTCATCTTCTTGCTCCACAGTGTGCGAGTGGGTATTATCTTGCATCCATTCTGCCCAACAATTACCATCACCACATAATATATTTTCATCTGATGATTCGCAGGCATAATAGTTTGACCAATATTCATCTGTGAGGACTTCTCCACACATATAACATTCAGGACTTTCCATTTTTCTTGTCCTCCTCTTCGGCTTCGTGTATTTCATCTGTACCCGTAACCATAGCCTTCAATACTTCGGGGTATCTCTCTGCTATATCTTCTTTAGTTAATGTAGTCATATACTCTATAGTCCAACTTGCTCTACCTGATTCATAATCAGGCTCAAGTTTTATACCCACAACTTTGACACCAAACTTCTGTTCTACTTCTTCAATGTCTATTGCAGTCTTTGAACGATAGAATAAACCACCTTTGGCTGGACCTTCAAAGCCATCTAGCCAAAACTCTTTAGTTTCTGCCATGTTCACTCCTTGTTTTTATGGTTATACCATCTATATGGTCTATTTCGTGTTGAAATACCTGTGCATCATAGTTAGTGAGAGCCATTGTATGTCCTTTTGTATGATAGTCATCTGTAACTCTTATATACATACATCTTTTTACTTTGTATTGTTTTTTGAGCGACAGACACTTTTCTTTAAGGAATAACTCATCTCCCCAACTATCTGTAATCTTTGGATTTATAAATACTATGATTTTTTTATTGTATCTCATAGCGAATGCTCTGTAGGGTATGCCTAGTTGATTGGCAGCGAGACCTACCGCATTTGTTTTGATTAGCATTTCTCTGTGTAGTATACCTTTTATCCATTGGAACTTTTCTTCGGGTACAACCTCACAGGGTTTTGCTAGAAATTTATTGTCCGTTATAATCTTCATCTTGTTTACTGTAACCGCACCAATAATAATTTAGGTGGTCTGTTACACTCCATTTGTATTGTTTGTAAAAGTTATAATCTTTCTGTAGTAAATTAGATTGATGGCTTAGGTGCAGTCTTGTATTACCTAGCCAATGTGGCTTTTTTGCAGATGTTAGACCACTCTTGGTCATATTATTCTGGAAGCCTCGTCTTACCCATTCATCTATACAGCAATCCATATACATCATAAGTGATTCTGGGTAATCTTTCCACATCTTGACGCAAGGGTGTTGTTTCCACCCATAATTATCTAGATAGATTGCTTTTAATATCTGTAATGCTTCTACTCTTTGTTTGCCTAGCCTTTTATCATCTAAGACTTGGGCAGACTTTGTGTAGTTTGCATATGGTAAAAATGTTTGCATAAAATTTTCCTGTTTATATTAAACTAAATAGAGGCAGCAGGGCATCCGTAGGATTATCGTAGCCACCTCTATCTAGTAACCTAGAACTATTTATTAGATAGTTCTTCTATTACACTCCTGCCACACATTGGCAGAAGCATCCACATAGGAGGAACAATTTCCATCGAGTCTTTTTCTGTGCTTTCATATATAAGCATATTTACTTGTTGTAGCACAGTCATTGCACCTGCTAGAAAGTCGCATTCATCTTTAAGTGCGGAAGACTTGTCCCTCTGTATCAAGGTATGTTCTACTTTGTCCTTGATTGTTTTCTGTAAGGTTGCTTTATCTATCATTGTAGTAAAGCCTCCCCCGTAAGTATAACACAGTCACCTACTAGAATGTCTGGCATTTCATAGAATGAATTTACTTTAAGTAATTTACTCCATTCTTTAGTTGCCTCTTCATTTACAGGTAGTCCGTGTATCTTACCTTCTTCATTGCATATAATCTGTGTATTACCATCATCATATGCTATCTCTATGTATCCACCTACCATTTCTTTTATTTCTTCATAGGTAGGTTCTTTGTCATCTATTCTGTGGGTTATAGGTTTAGCCATTTAACTATCCTCCCCATAGATTAGGATGTTCAGTTGCTGTCTAGTCATAGCCTTATAGATACCTTCGTCTAGGTCTAACTTATCCCAACATATATCTTTTACTATGTGTTCTTGTGTTTCTGTATCGTTGCTATAGAAATCTTCACATACGAAATCTTCTACACAAGTATTGTCAGCAAGGTCATTCCAACCTATACCAAATGTATTGATTAGGTATGAGTCGCACTTTGCAGTAACTGACCATACTATCTCATCCATTGTAGGTTGTCTTTCGGCAGATGTATTGTCTTTTGACATAACTTCTCCTTTACTGTTATTATTGTTTACATATCTACCTTTTCGGTAGCAGAGGCAAGGCGGATAACCATTCACAGTCCTTACCTCTCGCACGACTTTCACGCCATATGCAGTTATATCTATCTTCTTCTTCTAGGTGTTTGTGCTTTTATTATTCTATAGATAGCATATGCTAGAATTAACCAACCTAGTTCAATACAGATTGGTGTAGTTAGTGTATTCCATATGTTATAAAACATAGTGTTCTCCTTGTGTTATTTAGTTATTACCATTTACCTGTTGTTAGTGGACTCTTTACAGAATCCTTTAAGTTATTTAGTATTAGATTTACATTTGGCAGGCATTGTCTACATATTTTCTTTGCTACCATAAAGTAGGGGACTCTACTATCCTGTCTAATTGTTAAGTTCTTATAATATTTATCTTCTTTGCACAGACAACACTTTCTTGTCTTCTTCTTTATTGCTATGCTATAATTCTTATCTTGTTCTGTAATTATTACTTCGTATATCTTTTCATCTATACTAGATAATACAGACTTTAACTCTTCTTTTGTCATTTGGTTATCCTTTCCTTAGTTAGTGAAATCTACCTGGAATAAAATAAAAAGCCCTAATCGTAATTGACTAGGGCTAATTATCTAGGTTTTAAAAAGTAGGCTATTTTTTTAGGTCGCTATTGCTACCAATTATTACATAGTCCGCTATTTTAAAACTTTCGGTGTAGTAATGTACTCTAGAAGCGGTAAATGTTCCATCATCATTTTTTACTACTAGGAAGTCCCCGCTTTGATTAGTTAGTTTGTATTGTGGTTTACCATCTTTAGTTTTACCATCTCTAACTAAGGCTTGAAATCTAACATTTTGACCTTGTGTTTTATTAACTTCCGCTATCTTAGTTTTAGCCTCTAGTTTTAAAACTTCTAGTTTTGTGCTAGGTTTTTTTACCTTGTTACTTACTACTTTGTTTGATAGTTGACTTTCACTAATTCCCATTGCTTTCAAAAGTTTACTATCTACTTGTGATATACTCATAGTATATACCTCCTGTTTTATTTATTCTAGGTTATTTCAAAAAGCCGTTAATCATCATTGACTAACACTATAATATAATATATATAATGGTTCTAATCAAGATAATAATAATAATATTGGTCGTGGTGCGGAATTTTTTCCGCTCAATATACTATAGAGAGTTTAAAATAATTATTAAATCCGTTTCAATTGGAATTTTCAACCAAATTAGAGGGTATAGAGGGTTCGCACACGGGGGGGTATGGCGGTTAAAAACAAGTACACACATTCTAATCCAATTTTTCAACATTATGGTATGTCTAAATCGCATCTCTTTTGGTATATGTATATCAATTTGCTCTAATTTTTTTGGGAATTTTTTTAAGAGGGGGACTATAGGGGGAGTTTATATAGAACTATTTAAAGTATTATATAAGTCTTATATAAGTCTTAATAAAGCATTAATAAAGCCTTATAATACAATATAATCAAGTTAGACAATTAAACAAGGTTTTTCTTTTCTTTTGAAATTGATAGATATTTTACCTATATTTCGATTATGGAAAAGATGAATTATAATTCTAAGACAATCAAAGGTGTAACCCATTACCTTTACACCACTCATATAGACTTTACAAGAGCATACCCCGAGTATGAAACAATACAACAATGGAGGAATGGCAATGAAGGAGATTGGGTTTACACCGATGATGGTGGAGTTGTTCAAATACTAAAAAAAGGAGTGATTTCCGATAAGAATGGTAATAAAAAGCCATATATCCGTACTATTTGCGGAACTTTCCTAACGGAAAGTAATTCGGTAATGAACAATGTTGTAGCGGAAAACATATATACTTTTTCGGGGAGCAACGAATATAAAAGATTTATCAAAAAAGAGGATGTAAGTAGTCGTGAGGTGCTATTTGCCCGTTATCTTGCAAGTGGAGAGAATGCTGTTTCTGCTTACAAACGAGCATATTCTACCGAAAACGACAAGTATGCAAAGGCTAGGTCAACACAATTATTAAAAACAAAGAGGGTTCAAGCGATGATAAGCGAAGAAGTTAAAAAAGTACTAGATGAAGAGGGTGTATCGCCTAATTACATCATAAGTAAGTACAAACAAATATCCGATATAGGAGAAAATGATGCTACTACATTAAGAGCATTGGATTCTTTAGCAAAAATAAGTGGTTTATTTGAAACGAAAGAGAATGTGAAGGAGCAATTGACTGTTTGGCAAGGTTTTACACCCGAACAACTCGAACACATCAAACAAGAGAAACTACTTGGACATGCAGAAAAAGAAAAGTAAAAAAGAAGATGAATTAACTGTCGTTAAGATAAATTTTGAGGGTAGTTTACCTAAAGAAGTTATAGACGAACTTAAAAAATCAAAGTACAAGGTTAAGATAAAGCGAATTAAGAAAGACCTTTGCAAAGTCTGTGATTTTAATTTATATTATGATGATAATTGCTCTCGCAGAATTGCAATTACAGAAACTAGAGAACTTAATACAGAGGTTGTATCTTGGCTATGTCCTAAGTGTTTTAGCGAGTTTGACATGGAAGATAACCTTTTACAATTAATGACTAAACATGAACAAGGAGAAACATAAAAATGGCTGATGCTAAAAAAAGAAGTAAACCTGCTAAAAAGAAAATGGGTTGGAAACCTGGAAGTCTAATTAAAAAAGCAGTTAAAAAAATCAAAGCAAAAAGAACTGCTAAGCAAATTAAGAAAAACACTAAGAAAATTGGTGCTATGGCTAAAAAGAACCCTAAGTCGGTAACAACTACCGCAAAAACACTTAAACAAACAAAAAAATTAAAAGCAACGGGCAAAATTCGTAAAGGTGCTAAAAGTGTTAAAGTAACTCAAGGTGGTGCATATGCTTCGTATGGTAAAAAGACTAAGGCTGCTAAATCATTTAGAAGTTCTTTTGCTGCTGCTAAAAAAGCGGGTAAAAAGACTTTTACATGGGATGGTCGTAAATACTCAACCAAAAGTAAGTAATATGCCATATTTTGGAAAAACATCAAAAAAAAGGTTAGCAACTTGCGATGATAGATTACAAAAAGTATTCAATGAAGTTATCAAACATGTTGACTGTTCTGTACTTGAAGGTCATAGGAGCGGGGAAAGACAAAATAAACTCTTTGAAGAGGGTAAAACTAAAGTCAAGTACCCAAATGGTCGTCATAATTCTAATCCTAGTAGGGCTGTGGATGTTACCCCTTATCCTGTTGATTGGGATGACAGGGAACGACAAACTCTATTCGCTGGGTTTGTTTTGGGCATTGCTCGTGGTATGGGCATTACTCTAAGATGGGGTGGCGATTGGGATAGAGATTTTCAAGTTATGGACAATAGGTTTGATGATTTTCCTCATTTTGAAATAGTGGAGGACTAAATGGCGAAAAAAGTTAGTTGGATGTATGGTGGTAAAAGATACTATGGTACATTGATAAGAGAAACAAAAACACATAAGTTTGCTAGAACACATAATGGCAAAACTAAAAAGATAGTCAAAAGGAAAAAGAAATAATGGCTACTAAGAAAAAAGACTCTAGATTAACAAAAGCAGGTGTAAGTGGATATAATAAACCTAAAAGAACACCTAACCACCCAAAAAAATCACATGTTGTAGTTGCAAAAGTCGGAGATAAGGTAAAAACTATACGATTTGGGCAACAAGGAGTGAAAACTGCGGGCAAACCAAAAAAAGGCGAATCTATGAAACAAAAGAATCGTAGAAAGTCTTTTAAGGCTAGACATGGTAAAAATATCAAAAAAGGTAAAATGTCTGCAGCATATTGGGCAAATAAAGTTAAATGGTAAATGGCAAATCTAAATCTTAACGGAAATATATCAGATAAGGAAAAAATACTCCAAACCGCTTATAGCGACTTAATTGCATTTGGTAAATTATTTTCGCCACAAGATTTCTTAGCATCCGCCACACCAAACTTTCATAGAGAGGTGGGCGAACTTCTTATAGACCGCACTAAACAACAATTATGTCTTGTTTTGCCTCGTGACCATGCGAAATCTACTTTGGCTGCTACCGCCATACTACATCGCTTTTTATTTGCTACTAAGGATGAACCTGAGTTCATTGCTTGGGTAGGCGAGGCACAAGACCAAGCGATTGATAATATTCAATGGATTGCTAATCATATATATCAAAATCCTGCTATACATTATTATTTTGGCGACTTACAAGGAGAAAAGTGGACTAAAAACGAAATCGTGTTAGCCAATGGATGTAGGATGATTGGTAAAGGTGCATCACAAAGACTTAGAGGTAAAAAGCAGTATTCAACTAGGTACACTGGCATAGTGCTAGACGATTTTGAGTCTGAGTTGAATACGAAGACACCCGATAGTCGTATACAAATGAAGAATTGGGTAACTGCTGCGGTATATCCCGCTATTGACTTTGATAAAAAAGGTTTTCTATGGTGTAATGGAACTGTAGTTCATTGGGATAGTTTTTTAAACAATATTATAATAAACAAACAAAAAGCGGATAAAGAAGGAACTCCTTATGCTTGGGATGTATATACTAAAAAAGCAATAGAAGATGGAAGTCCTATCTGGCCTTCAAGATGGTCAATGGACAAAATAGAACAAAGAAAACAATTCTATATAGATTCGGGAACTCCATCAAAGTTTTATCAAGAGTATATGAATCAAGCAAGGTCTCCTGAAGATGCTGTTTTTAGTGAGGATGATATAAATGACAACTTATACGAGGGAGTACCTAGGTTCGATGACGAAAAAGGTGCATGGGTTCTTAGGGTGGATGGTAGTGATAAGCCTATTAATATCTATATCGGTATTGACCCTGCTTCATCTGTTGCTGACCACAGGGACTATAGTGTTATTATGGTTGTTGGAGTCACTGCAGAACATGATTATTATGTTCTTGAATATTGGAGAGAAAGAGTCTTACCTATGGACTGTGCGGAACAAATTTTTAAAATATTTAAAAAATATAAACCCGTCAAAAGAGTAAATATAGAAACTATAGCATATCAAGAAATGTTAAGAGATTATGTTATGAGAAGAAGTAAAAGTGAAGGATTATTTTTACCTGGAATAGAAAAAGGTATAAAAGGATACACACAAAAGAAAAAAGATAGATTATTTGAAGGATTACAACCAATGTTTAGACAAAAGGCGGTTCATTGTAAGAAATCACATACTGAATTTATTGGAGAGTTAATGGATTTTCCCAAAGGTGCACATGACGATACAATAGATGCTTTTTATCTAGCAACACAATATACAGGAGGTCACCAAAAGCCTGGAGGTTATGCAAAAAATAGTAAAAAAGGCAGAAAAAGAAAGATACTTAAAAAGTATAATTGGATGACAGGAGCAAGAGTCTGAAAATTATAGTTTGTTTTTTACAATTTAATTTAATAGGTTATAGACTGTAAAACCCTAGGTAATTTAAAAAAGATATGGCAGAGAAAAAATTTCCAGAAGATGTAAGAGCAAAAAGAGTAAAAGAACTCTACAAGGCTTGGTCTGATGCCCGTAATGATTGGGAGCACGGAGCAAGAGAAGATATTGATTTTTACTTAGGTAATCATTGGACTGATGCTGAAGTTGAAGAATTAGCATCTAGAAACCAAAGTAGTTTATCTGTTGATAGACTATATTCCGCAATAGAGCAATTTAAAGCAATAACCACTTCAAGACCACCAAAATTTCGTGCTATCGCACGAGAGGATTCTGATGTTAAGATGACACATGTCATCAACACAATTTTGCATTATATATGGGAAATATCCGATGGTAATGAAATGTTTAAACAAGTTGTGCATGATTATGCTATTTGCGGTATAGGTTATTTTTATGCATATGTTGATAAAGAAAGTGATTATGGTAGAGGAGATATTAAAATATCACACTTAGACCCATTTAGTGTTTATGTTGACCCTCATTCTAGAAATAGATATTTTGATGATGCAAGTGGAATAATAGTTACTAATGTACTTACAAAAGCACAACTTTTAGCGGAATACACAGAGTTGAGCGATATTCCTGAGGGTATGGATGAAGAAGGGCAACCTTTATACGATAAACCATTAATTGATTATATTGATTCGGGTACAGGATTTAAAGATGAAGATTATCCCGCTAGTAATTATGACGATAGTGCATCATTTACACCTGATAGGGTTTCGGATTATGCTGATGGAGAACAAGATAATGTTAAATATAGAATATTCCATCATTATGATAAAATAAAAGTTCCATATTTTAGAGTTAAAAATATTGAAAAAAACGAAGAATATATTGTTGAATTTAAACAACTTCAAGCATTAAATGAAGAACCACAATTTAGAGCAGCAGTAGGTATGGGAGATATACAAATTGCGGAAGTTAAGCAAACAAGAATTAGATGTACACATGTATTAGGTCAAATAGTTTTATATCAATCTATATTAAATACCGATAAATACCCTGTTGTACCATCTCCAAATATATGGACAAACACACCTTATCCGTTATCGGATGTAAGTAAAGGTAAAGATTTACAAAGATTTATAAATAAACTAACATCACTAATAACATCTCATGCACAATCTAGTGCAGGGTTAAAATTATTAGTACCACAAGGTTCTATACAAGATATGGAACAATTAGAAAGAGATTGGTCTAATCCAACTGCAACAATAGAATATGATGCAAGTTTTGGAGAGCCTCATTTTCCATCTCCACAACCATTATCGCAATCTATAATAACATTGCCTAAAATGATTGAAGGATATATCGATTTAAATATGGGTATATATGAGATGCAACAAGGAAATGCGGATGCTGCTCCTAGAACTGCAAGTGCAACTATGCAATTAGAAGATTTTGGTGCAAGAAGAAGTAAGTCAAAATTAAGAGATATTGAAGGTGCATTGAAAAGATTAGGATTGGTAGTTTATAATTTAGCCAAAGAACATTATGATTATCAAAAAACATTTAGATTAGTACAACCTAATAATGATATAAATGAAGTTACAATTAACGAGCAAACACAATTGTATGATGATTTTGGTAATACTATTAATGATTGGAAAAATAATTTACAAGTTGGGCAATACGATGTAACTGTAGTTGGAAATTCTACTACACCTACAAATAGATGGGCAGAACATGCGGTTTATATGGAGGCTTTCCAAATGGGATTAATTGATAGGGAAGAGGCTCTTAAAAAATCCGATATATTTGATAGAGAAGGTGTGCAACAAAGAATGAGTCAAATACAACAATTACAACAACAATTAGCAAGTGCACAACAACAAATTAAGAATTTAAGTGGAGACCTTCAAACTGCTAGAAGGGAATCTGTAAGTGCAAGACAAAGAACAGAAGTCGAGAAATTTAAGGCTAACTTGAACGAGCAGGAGCAATCCACTAAGTCGGAAGCAAGAGTAGCAGTTAACAAACTTCAACATTCGGTTAAACTTGAAGAAGAGAAATTGCGAATGGCTACGAAAGAACAAGCCAAAAGCGATAAATCTCAAGTACCCGAGAAATCAGAATAAGGAGAATAAAAATGGTAGATAATACTACAAGCGAGTCGCCTCAACAGGGAATGGTTGATGAATCATCCGTAAACCCTAATAACCAAGGTTATGAAAGCGACCCGATAATCGGAAACAATGACGAGAATCTTATATCAGATAATCAAGAGACATTAAGTGCTGAAACACCAAGTGAACCTCAACCATCTGTAGAAGAATCTCAGGGTATGCAACAAAACCAAGAACCTCATAATTGGGAGGCTTCGGCTAAATATTTCCAATCGGAAAAAGATAAATTGTTTGAGGAGAACAAAAAACTTCAAGAACAACTTACACAAGTCGGACAACCTCAAGAGCCTGTTAAAGAAGAACCAAAAACTTTAGCACCGCCCGAAGATTTTGACCCTTGGGATGCCTATAATGACCCAAATAGTTCGAGTTATCAATTTAGAGTTCAACAAGAGCAAAGTAACATTAATAATGCGGTTGGTCAAGTTCGTGAGGAACTAGTTGGACAATATAAACAACAACAACAACTATCTGAGTTTGACAAGGAGTTAGGAAGTTTAGGATTAAATGACCAAGATAAAAAGTCATTTTATGAATTTGCTAATACTCCTGTTGCACAAATGGGGACTGAGCAGTTAGTTCAAATGTGGAGAGCCACATCTGCCCCTTCTCAACCAACTCAAGGAATTGACCCGAGTATACAAGCGACCCAAAGAACACAAGCAGCACCTAGTGGTGCGGGTGTTTTACAAGGTGGTCAACCTGTTGCTCCAAAAGTTAATGAAACTGATGCTGCTTGGGATGCGGTTATGAATGCTGCTAAAAAGTCCAAAATGGAACTTAAGTAATCAAATAATCTCAAAAGGAGAAAATAAAAATGGCAACAGATGCATTAAAAAGTAGTAATGCTCTATATACAGGTCAAACGACAGGTGCTATTGCTCCACAGCAAGGATTACGAAGAAGACATAATTTTGGTGACAGAGTATATAAACTTACACCCGATGAAACACCTTTTTTCGTTTATCTAAATGCTGTAGCAAAAATGCCTACTAACGACCCCGTATTTAGAGTTTTAGAAGATAGAGAACCAATCAAGTGGACAGATAGAAGTTTCGCTTTTGATATAGATGCTGCAGATGCAGTATTACTAGATTCAACTGCGGGAGAAAATTGGACATTTGACAATGAAGCAGGTGGTGCAGCCTCAAACACATTACCTTTAGCAGCAGGAGCAAGTGACGAATTACTCGTTGGAATGCTTGTTCAAGTTATTAAATGGAATAGTGAAGTACCTTACCAAATTACAGGTAGAGTTACTGCAGTAGGCTCAAACACTTGTGAAATCCAAACAGTTAACAATGGTGCAGGTGCACATGTTACACATACAGCAGCAGGCGATAATGATTTATCGTTCCAAGTAATTGGTAGTGCTTTTGCGGAAGGAACAGGTTCTCCTGGTTCTTTCGGATATGGCATTGATGAAAACTTTGGGTATACTCAAATTTTCAAAACAACTGCTTCTATGTCTAATACTGCATATGCAACAAACATGCGAGGATATGCAAAAGAGTGGGATAGAATATGGGCAATGAAACTAAGAGAGCACAAAGTTGATATTGAAAGAGCAATGCTTTTTAATAATAAAGGCATTACAGGTGGTATTCAATATACAGATGGTGTAATCGGAAGTATCTTGTCTCAAAGCGGAATAACACATCAATCTGATGCTGCTGCAAGTTTAGCATATAATGCTAAAAAATCATATTCTAGAATCATGGATATTGCACCTAGTGGCGATGCGAATAACACAGAATTTACATATGATACTTTCTTAAGTGATTTAGAAGTTATCTTTGACCCTGCAAGGGGAGGAAGTTCTGAAAAGTTCTGTATGGCTAGTTTGCCTGTAATTACATTGTTCAATAAAATGCAAGGCGGTTTCATTGAAAGTTCTGTAAATACTAATTATAACCTAAACATCAATTTTGAAGGTAAAACTGGTGGATTCGGTCATAAAGTAATGCAGATTGAAACTGTACATGGAACATTAAACTTAGTTAAACAACCTTTATTTAAAGGTATTGCTAAGAATATGATGGTTTGCATAGACCTTGATAATGTGAAATACAGACCACTTGTTGGTAATGGACTAAATCGTGATACTTACATTGATACAAATGTACAACTACCTGATGAAGACTTACGAAAAGACTTGATTCTTACAGAAGCAGGACTTGAAGTATGTATGCCTGAATCACACTCGTTGTTCTCATTTGTTTCAAATGGTACACCGATTGGCTAAATTAGACCTATCTGAATGGTTTGATTATAACTCTACAGGGGGATACGAATACTATCCCCCTTTGGAGTATCCTCTAGTAATAGAGATAGAAGGAGAATATTGGGATGGCTAGAAAAATTTGGGTTTATTGTAAAAAAGAAAGTTGCAAAGAATTAGTTGAAAAGACAGAAAAAAATGGCTATATTTGTAGCAACTGTAATGAGTCACTTTTAGGCGATACAGTAAAAGATGCACCATATTTACAGATGAACCCTTTTGCAAGACAAACTAAAATGGAAATAAGTTATGCAAGTGTCGAGGATAATTTAAAAAGATTTAAAAAATGAGTTACGAAACCGAAATAGAAAATTATATAGGAACAGATGTAGTAGATATAACTAGTGCTCAAGTTGCACAATTTTTAAAGGATGGGCAACAAGAGTTAATTAATTTACTACCTTTAGAAGCATTAAGTGGCTTAGAAACCGAAATTAACTTTGGCGGTATAGTCGATAGTGTAACTGTAAGTGGTACTCAAAGTAACTATAGTCCTTCCGACACAATTACATTTAGTGCTCCACAAGTTGAAACAGGTGTTACTGCTACAGGAACAATAACTTTAGATACTGGAGAAATAACGGGAGTTACGATAACAAATGCAGGAAGTGGCTATACAAGTGCACCTACAATTACAATTACAACAACTACTGGTTCGGGTGCTACATTAACTGCGGTATTAGCAAATAATTATGCTACTATACCAACACAAGCGGTAATGTCGGTACTTAGAGAAACCGAAACTAAATTAGGTAATTCGGATACTTCTAATGACCCTGCTGACCCACCTTCAATAGTTTATGATGAAACTCTTGTAATGGAATGTAGAGAAGTGCCTAAGGCTCAAAGAGGAAGATTAGCAGTAGGAAGTGGTTGGTTAGAAGAAGCATCTGAAACTGACCCTGTATGGTATAGAGATAGAGGAAAGGCTTATATATTGCCTACACCTAAAATGAATGCATATGTTTCTTATGCATCGCCTATTCAAATTAAGAGTAGTAACTTAGCATTAGGTCAAATGCCTAATGAAATAGAATATTTAGTAATTTTATTTGCATCTGTGAAGTCGTGTATATTAGCATTAAAAGAATTAAGAAGTGAAATACCTTCGTTAACATATCAAAGTAGTAGTTTTATATCAATTAATAATTTATTAACATTGCTTAACAATTTGGGAAGTGACTTAGATGATGTATTTAATCATGCAGATACACCTGAAATAGATGATGGTTTTGATGTGGGAGAATTTAAAGCACAATTTGATGCTGCTAGTAACTCTTTAGTTTCTTATATACAAGAGGAAGATATAGATTTAGCAGGAATGCAAGTGCAAGTTTTAAACACAATGCTTTCTAGATTTCAAGCAGAATTAGGAAAATCAACTACTATGGTAGACAATGTAGTAAAAGGATTTAGTGCAAAAGTGCAATTAGCACAAACTGTAATGGCGGAGTTGAAAGCAAAATTAGAAAAATATCAAATTAAAAAAGCAGGAATTGCAGAAATACAAGCACAATTAGATGCTATGTATAAACAAGGTATTCAAGCATTAATTAGAAGATATAGAAAAGTTCAAGAAGATTTAAGAGGAGTAGTTGAGCAACCAATGCTACAACAACAACAAAGATGAAAATACAAGATATTATAGGACAAATAGAACATGCGGAAGGAAGAGTAAGTCATAAATATTTATTCTCATTATTAAATGATGGTTTAGATGAAATTGCAGAAAAAACTAGAAACAATACTCAATCCGCTACTACAAAATTAGTTAAAGACCAAAGATGGACAACTTTAGACTTAGGTAATGTTATAGATGTTTATCGTGTTGAAGTTCAAGATTCGGATGGTAAATATAGACAAATACCTAGATTAGTAGGAGAAATTCCAATAGGAGATGAATCATAATGGCATCCCCATTTAGTGAAGAAAAGATAAAAGATTTAGCATATTATTTTGATGATGAGCGAATTGCTATTGTTAAAAAAAATGTAACATCTGGAGATTGGGATACTATTGATGATGTATTTGATGTTGCTGACAATAATTATCTTCAAGTTTACTACCACTCAAGGTACAACTCTATAAATTCTTTAACACAAGATATAAATAGTGATATAGGATTGCCCGCAGGGTTACATACCGCTTTAGTTTATTATGTTAAATATAGACTAGCAGAAGATGGTAATGATTTAAGAAAGGCGGGTTATTATTATAATAGATTTTTAGCAAAAATAAAAAAATACCCATATAGAAAGTCTGGAAAAAGGGGTATACAACTTTATAAATTATAGGTAATATTATGTCGTGGAACATAAATTCTAATGCTAATAGCACTTGGACTAACAATGCAACTAACGAATCTATAGGTATAGTTGCTAATAAAATAGGTACTAGCACAACAACGGGTTATAAGATTGCAACTAGTAAAAAGTTGTATTTTGGGAACTCACAAGAGATTAATTTTAATTTTAATAACTCTATGTTCAACATTACTTATACAAATCCAAGTACAAAACAATCAATAAATATAATAAATTACAATCCTACAACGGACAAAACTAGTATTCACGGAATATCATTTAATGGAATAGATATACAACAATCTAATTCTAATGCACAAGGAGTTCCAAGTGAAAGTCCTGAATCGGGTAGAGTAGTGTATACACTAAATTCTCTTGGTAAAGGTAGTTTATATGTTGGGGTATAACAATTAAAGGAGATAACTAATGGCAACATGGAAAAAGGTCATAACAGAAAATGACAATAGTACACATAAAAATGATAACATAACTCTTGCTCAACTAACTACAGGATTAGATGGTGAGGGGACTTTTGCAAATGGAAAAGTATTAAAAGTAGACTCAGGTAGTATAACTTTCGCTGATGATAGTGGTGGAATAGCATACGGAGATTTAGAAGTAGTTTCTGCAGGTAGTGCTTCGGGTTCAGGTAGTTTAACATATGATAATTCAAATGGAACATTTACATTTACAAGACCCGAAGTAGGAGATGGTTATTTTTCACAAAATAGTTTTACTGATGCTGACCATACAAAATTAAATGGGATTGCAACAGGTGCAGATGTAACACCTACCTGGGTTCCGAGTAGTGACCCTAGTTATTTAACGGGAATAACTACCGCTCAAGTTAAAACTGCTCTAAATGCTGATTTAGGTGGTTCAATGAGTATTGGAGATGCAAACGACACAGTTACAATAGTAGGTAATTTAACTGTATCGGGAACTACAACAACTATAAATACTACAAATTTAGATATTGAAGATAGAGTAATTAAGTTAAACTCGGGTCTTGGAAACACAACTCAAGGCTATGATATAGGTATGATAGTTAATAGAGGTTCGGAAACTAACCAAGCATTCTTTTGGGATGAAGCAGGAGATAGATGGGCAGTAGGAAGTAACCATGTTAATGGTCAAAGTTTTAGTGTTAAAAACCCTGTAATGACATTTACACTCTATACTGATACTACTGTACCAACAGGCTCGGATGATGGTCAAGGATTAGGCTCAATGTGGGTTGCAAAAACAGCAGAAGGAACGAATGGTAATGAAACAGAAGTATATATTAGAGTTCATTAATGGGTTTAGTAACAAACAATAAAAATGAACAACATAATTTTAATATAAAAGATACTGAATTTTTATTAAGATTAATTAATAATTCTAATATATTAGGAACAGATGTCGCTCAATGTGCAGATACTATGAAAAAGTTAGAACAAAAACATCAAGAACTTTTAAATAAAAACATAGGTATGTAATGGCTTATTGGAAAAAAATTATAACTGACAATCAAGTGTCTGGTAATACTTCTTTAGGAACATCTAATGATGTCGTACCTACACAAGCAGCAGTAAAAAGTTATGTAGACAATAATATTCCTAGTAAAGATAGAGAGTTTGTTTGTATGACTGCTAATTCTAGGTCAGGATATAAAAGTGGAAGTGGAAGTAATTTTAGACATTTTTGGGCAGTACCTTCTTCTTGGTATGGTATAAGAAGAAATAATAGAGGTAATCATTTAAGTTCTAGTAGTGGAGAGCCTGCGATTCCTGATTATGGTTCACTTCCTGCTAGTATTTCTACTAGTACTCCTATGGATAATATGTTTGAATATGGTGTTAAGGCTACTACTAATCATAAATTTAAAGTATCTTGGCATTCAAGTAGTAATCAAATTTGGCAAAATGATAGTATAATATATTTTGCTCCTATCATTATATTGCCTGATGATTACAATAGATGGACAAATCATAATTTTACGGCTATTTCAAAATCTGATTGGACTTTCTTATTTCCGACAGGTTATGATGGGACTTCTACTACTAGAGGAATAGTCAAGGCAGATTTAGGAACTATAACAGGTTTGACATCAAATGATGCTACTTATAATTTTGCTTTTGAATGGTCTATTGATACAGAATTAACTATTCCTATGGGGTCGCATATATTGATATTGGTTACAAATGACCAAGCGACATCATCTAGTACTTCCGAATATATGAGAAATTTAACTTGTGTATTAGAATGTGAGGCAACATAATGGCAGACCAAAGTAAACATAATAAAACTGAAGATGAACTTCATGCAATAGACCAAGATGCAGGTGCTGCAGGGGAACTATTAAGAGAAATATATGCTTCATTAGATACTACTATAGATAGAAAAAACACAGCAATAACAGATTTAGAGGCTGTAAAATCAGATGTTGCTACTAACAATGCAAAAGTAGGCATAACAACTGCACAAGCAAGTGCAATTGAAACAAATACTGCTAAAACAGGTATTACTACTACTCAAGCAACACAACTTTCAAATTTAAATGCAGGAAGAGCATCAAGTGTAGGAACTAGTATAAAAAATGTAACCGCACAAATTACACAAGTAGTAAATGTAAATGCAAAAACGGGTGCTGCAACATTAAATAGTACTATAGTTTTATCAAATGGTACTAGATATACATTATCACAAACATTAACAAAAGTAAGTAAATAATAGGAGATACTATGGAAGGTGTAGATACACTTAGAACAGCAACAATAGGGATTTCGGGGTCATCTATTGCTTGGTTAGAAGTACTACCACCATCAGTAAGCATAATAGGCGGTTTATTAACTGCTGCTTACATGGCTGTAAAACTTTACAAAGAACTTTATGGTAAAAAATAAAAAGACACCTATAAAGAGGGCGATTGTAACTCCCGATAAGCATTTTCCTTATGCAGACAAAAAAGCAATAAATGTAGTGTGTCAAGCCATAGAAATTGTAAAACCAAATATATATATTGATTTAGGAGACACAGGAGAATGGGAAAATTTTAGTCATTGGAAGTGGAAAAGAAAAAAGAAACCACCTTTAGAAATGATGATACCATCTTTAGATAAAGATGTAAAAGATGTAAATAAAGGAATGGATATAATAGATGAAAGTCTAGATAAAGCAAATTGTAAAGAAAAGTATTTTACAGAAGGTAATCATGAGTTATGGTTGCAACAATTTGTAGAAGAACATCCATATGTTCCACAATACAAGACAGAACAAGCACTAAAATTAAAAGAACGAGGATATAAATTTTATCCCGCAGGTAAATACCTAAAAATAGGAAAATTAAATTATTATCATGGACATCATTATGGTGGTCAATACCACACCGCAAATCACTTAAGAAAACTAGGTGCTAATGTAATGTATGGTCATTGGCATGATATACAACAAATGAGTGCAACTCATATCGATGGTCAAAAATCCGCATGGAGTATTGGATGCTTAAAAGATATGTCTGGAAAAAAGAATGAATGGCTAGGAGGCAGACAAATTAACTGGTCACATGCTTTTGCTATTGTAGATTACTTTGAAAATGGTTATTTTACAGTACATGTTCTACAGATAATTAATGGTAAGACATCATTATGGGGAGAACTAATAAATGGGAGGTAAAAATCTTTGGATGAGCAAGTTCAAAGTTTTATTGAAGAACTTTTGGGAAACTATGGTTGGATGTTTCTTGCAGGTTTTGCTGCCCTTTTGTTTAAATCCTCTATTTCGTCTGCGGTTGAAGGTTTTAAAGTTTTTGCGGGAAATGACCTTAATACTGACGATGTGGTTAGTTTTAATGGTAGACCTGCTCGTGTAATAAGAGTTGGAATGTGGAAAACTGTATTTTTTATTTATGATGTAGATTGCTCTAATGGTAAACCTGTAGTAAAAGGTGGAAGTAAAATGTCAATAGATAATGAAAAATTAAAAGAACATATAATTGAAAAACCATTACCTATGTTAGATTTAAATAAATATATACAATGCGATGACAATGACAAACCTAGAACACCTACTAATTGACTGGTGTAAACTCTTAGAAGAGAGGATAAAAATACTAGAAGAAAATTCGCATCCACCTAGAGATTTTGTAAGATGTAATGAATGTAAACAAACAATAAAGGAGAAAAAGATGGCTTTTAAGCACATGGTTGTTGAATACTTATTCAATGATGAAACTAAAGCAAAAGTAATAAAGGAGTTGAATGAAAATATTAATATACCGATTATTAATGAAAAGACTGAAGAAAAGATTATTACAGCGATTTGGGAAACTGTTGAAGCGGTTCTTAAGAAAGTAATACTTAAGTAAAATGCCTAAAGATATTTTACCAATAAGGTTATTTGAGGGCGGACTAAATAACTCTACAAACCCTAGAGATATACAAGATAATGAATTGCATACTGCTATAAATGTAGATACTAATAGAGTAGGTGCAATAAAATCAATGGGGTCTTTTGAAAGTTTTTTTAGTCCCGCTACCTCTACCGCATTAGATGGTGTAGTTGCTAATGATGGTTTTGGTATTGCTTATATGCAAATAGATACTAAAATGTCTAATAATGAAGGAGATGTTACTAACGGACATTACATTGCTATTCATAAACCCGCAGGTAGTAATCCTAAGATTATGTTTTATCAAGACCCTGTAGAAAATAGTGGAACTCAAGTATATTTACCTACTACTTTTCAATTACCTAATGTTGACACATCAAACTCTAAAATTGATTATCTTTATGTAGATGGAGGTATAAGAGTTTTTGATACAGATGTTCAAAACACTAATTTAAAACCTCAAAAGATTATGTATATTCCAAAAGATAGACATTATTTTAAAGGTGCTAGTAATAATGATTTGGATATAACTGCATCGGAATGGATATGTAGTCAACAATTTATAAAAGCACCAAATGGTGGTACAGTTCAATTAAGTGAAGGTATTAACCAAGGAGATGTAGAATCTCCACCTTCGGGAGACTTAACTGTTGATTTAGTTGTTATGATGGATGCGGGACAAGGTAGTATAGAAAGTAATAGTATAGGTTGGGGAGCAAATTCAACAGATGCTAACAATATGGAATTTTATGCATCATTTGTTTATGATAATGACCAAGAATCTATGGCAACTGCTTTAGGTAGTATTAATATGGGAGGCGGTACAACATCTAATGGAGCAACATTTTTACCCTATGTTAAAACGGGAAGTGATGCAGGTAGTTGGGACAAAAGAATTATAGGAGTTAATATTTATTATAGAAATAATGACTTTTCAAAAGATATAATATATTTAGTAGGTAAATTTGATGTAGTAACATATGGTAGTGAAAATATAGCGGAACAATGTGGAATAACAACTGATGGAAGTAATACAAACTCTAATCAATATGCTCTTTTACTTGGAGATAAAACGGGTAAAACTACTAACTTAAATTTTGTAACCGCTAATGACGCAGGGGTATTTCATAAAACACCTCCTACTATTTTTACACATGCGGTATCATCGGGTATTAACTCTACGGCAGTTTCTACGGAATGTTACTATAAAACTGCAGCATTAGTGAATAGAAAACTATATGTAGGTAATATAAAACAAAAGACATTAGAGTCTCCTACAACTGAAAAGCATTATCCCGATAGATTATTGAAATCTATAACTAATAGATTTGATGTTTTACCCGATAATAATTTTATAGATGTAAATATAAAGGATGGAGAAAACATTGTTAAGTTGGTTGGTATGGGTAATAGATTATATATGTTTAAAGAAAGCACATTATATGTTATAGCGGTTGCGGGAGGAGAAGAGTATTTAGAAGGTACTTATCCACATTTAGGTATTAAACATCCACATGCAGTAGTTAAAACTGATGTAGGATTATTTTGGGTTAATAAACATGGTGCTTATATAACTGTAGAAGAGAAACCACCATCTAGTTTAACAAGAAGTAAGATAAAAGATTCTTATTGGTCTAGTTTTATAACAGATAATAGTATATGTGGTTATGACCCAAGAAATAAACAATATATAATAATTAAAGATGCAAGTAATATTACGGGCACAGGCGATACAACTGTAAATGATTTAATAGTTTGGAATTTACAAACAAACTCTTGGAATTTAGGGTACAATAAAATAGGTGCTAGTTCAAATCCTAAATGTACTAATCTTATAAATTACACAGATGCTAATGGAGACCCACATTTATTAACTTTTATACATAGTGGAGATTTAGTGGAATGGAAAACGGCAGATGAATTAACTACACTAGGAACTAATGTATTTGAAGTGTCAACAAAAGAGTTAACAGGAAATGCTCCAAATTTAAGGAAGAAATTCTACAGCCTATACATTACATATAAATTAGAGAATATCTCGGTAAAACCTACTGTTAAACTAAAATTAAATGGAAAAGATTATGATGGAGAGATAACATTAGAGGCTGATACGGATTTTGTAGCAACAACAACTGATTTTAAAACTGCATTGTTTAAAGTTGCAAGTGCAGACAAAGATAAGGTTAAAAATGTATATGGAGCACAAGTTGTAATAAGTGGAAGTGGCTTACATGAAAGTTTTGAAATTAATGATATGTCTTTAATTATAAGAATGAAATCGGTAAAATAAAATGCCTAGTTATAATGATGATTTAATATACAACAATGCAACAGATGGAGAGGTCTATTTAGAAGCACCTAATAATAGTGAAGGAGAAGAAGGTGCTGAGACATGGAGATTTATATCTGACAAAGGGTTGTATCATTTTAAAAAGTATAACGGACAATGGATGTCTAGAAGATATTCGCCTGGTGTTGAAACTGCAAGTTCTGAATTTTCACAAACAATTATAAATAGTTCTGAAATAGATGTTCAATCGGGAGATATATATGATTTAAATGTAACAAATAGTTTAACTTTTAGCGGAACTTCATTGTCATTATATTCATTTTCTTCTCCACTTAGTTTAAATAATACAAACCAAGCGGTATCATTACCATATAGCGGTAATTTACAAATAACAAGCAATCAATTAGATACTATACAAGGCATTACAACAGATGCATCTCCTACATTTAAAAATTTAACTATAAGCCAAGTTGGAGGTACAGGCGGTAGTATATCTATAGATGAAAATATTAATGGTATAAATGTTAATGTTTTATTAGGAGAGCATGGTAAATTATTTTCAACAAACTATGTAGACGGAACAGGAACAAGTCAAACGGATGGGATAGGTTTAGGAGCATTAACTGCAGCCGAAGTAGACCAATTAGAAAATATAGGTACAAATGAAATATCTAATCAAGAATGGTCTTATCTTGCAAACTTAGACCAACCATTAACACAAACTAGTAATGTAGTATTTAATGCAGTTGCAACAGGTACACTTTCGTTTGTTGATGC